GGCTATATCCGGTCAGGAAGTTATGAACTCACGCGCCCGAGCGACACGACCGCCTATGCGTCAGGGGATGCAATCGCCAACTCTGACACCGCCGCAAGCGTTGTTCCGATGGAGTTCGAGGTCACGAAAGATGCGAACGGCGGCACGGGCCTTATCATCGGCGCGAGGCTTCTAACCAACAGCGCCACTGCATTTGGAGCAATGAGGCTCCACCTATTCAACCGCGCGCCCTTTGCAGCAGCGGGCTATCAGGCAGACAATTCAGCACTGGCACTGACTTACACCGCTCTTGTGGACGGGGAAGCAGCTGGCACCAATCCGAATGACAACTATATCGGCTCAGTGGATTTCACGACCTTTGTGGCTCACTCTTCGTCGGCTCGATCTATCGGCACTTGTGACCAGACAGAGTTGGAGTTCAGGACGAAGCCGGGAAGCAACAAGATTTATGGACTGCTTGAAGCAAGAGCGGCAATTACCCCGGCAAGCGCGCAAACATTCAACGCAATTCTATCTGTGCGGGGGATTAGCTGATGTTCAAGTCTAAGGCTGGCATCATCATCATAGCTGCCTCTGCCGTTGCAGTTTCAGGCGCGGCTGACACGGCTGAAAACATTCTCGGCACGGCGACAATCCCAGCGGGCGCAATGGGGCTTAACGGCATCCTACGCTGGCACGCAGTTTGGACCTACACAAACTCAGCCAACGTCAAAACACTGAGGACTAGGTTTGGCGGTATTGGCGGCACAGTTTACATGTCGGTTGCTCCAACTACGACATCATACACCCGCGACTTTAGGCAACTAGCCAATCGGGGCGCGGCGAACTCCCAAGTCGGAGTAACTTCGGTCGTAACATCTACATCGTTTGCAAGTGACGCGGCGTCAATCATCACGTCTTCCGTTGATACCACGGCAGCCACGACGCTCGTGTTTACGGGTCAAAAGGCCAGTGCTGGGGAAACACTGACTTTGGAACATTTTCTGGTGGAACTAATCACACCATAACAAATCCCGTACTAGTGCGGCTCACTAGGTAAATCCTGCCACAAGCAGAAAGACACCATGACAACCGAAAACGAAACGGTTGCGGCCCCGGCTGCATCCGATCCAAAGCCTGCGTCGACGGTCGACGTTAAACCCGTCCCGGCTGAAACAAACGAGACTGAAACCCCAGCCACTTCAGCAGAAAACTCAACAGACGGTTCGAACCCCGAGGAAGCCACTACCCAGCCTGAGCACAGGCAAGATGGCTTTCAGAAAAAGATCAACAAGCTAACCGCCCGCGCAAAACAAGCGGAAGCGGAGAGAGATCGAATCCTCGCAGAACTGGAAGCTGCTCGAACGCCACAACGCGCTCAGCAGTATCAGCCTACCGATGATGACCTAAAGCCTCCGACACTGGAAGCCTTCAACTACGATGAGGCTGCCTACCAAGAGGCGAGGGATAAATACGTTGCGGAAAAAGCAGTCCGCCGCGTTCGAGACGAAGCAAGACGCGAGAAAGAGGTGGAGGCGCTCAACGCCGAAGCCGAACGCAAGCGCGAAGCAGGCCGACGCTTTCGAGAGAAAGCCGAAGCTGCTGCCGAGCGCTACGAGCACTTAGACGATGCTATGGAAGCCTTTCATAAAGGCGGCATAGCGGTGTCGGTGCCGATGGTCGAGTTCGTTTACGAGCACGCGGAAGACGGCCCTGCAATCGTTCATCATCTGTATGCCAACCAGGAAATTGCCGAGAGAATATCGAAGCTCCCTCCACTAGCCGCTGCACGCGAGCTAGCGCGCCTTGAGGCAACACTACCCAAGCCGCAGCCTCGCAATATCTCGACCGCTCCTAAGCCCCCCGTGGTGCCAAAGGGCGGGGCCGAGCCTCCCGTTCGTGACCTCGAGAATATGTCAATCGGCGATTACGTCGCCCTGAGACGGAAGCAAGAGGCAGCCGAACGGGCGCGACGCTTCAAAGGATAAGTCTAGCGCGGGTTCCCGAAACTTTTCATTCAGGAACTCACCCCAATGGCTGACAGTATTCTTACCCCTACCATCATTGCGAAAGAAGCATTGATGCAATTGGACAACGCCCTCGTCATGGGCAATCAAGTCCATCGTGACTACGAAACGGAATTTACCGAACAGAAAATCGGTTCGTCCGTTACCATTCGTAAACCCGTCCAGTTCTCCGTCTCTGACGGCGCTACACTGGACCTCCAAGACACTCAGGAAGGTTCGCTCACACTCTCCGTTGATAAGCGGAAGCACGTGGCGTTTGACTTCCCAAGTGTCGACCTCACGCTGAAGATTGATATGTTCAGCGAGCGGTACATTAAGCCCGCTATGATCCAGCTCGCCAACCAAGTCGATAGCGACTTACTTGCACTCTACAAGCAAGTGCCGAACTGGGTTGGAACAGCAGGCCAGACGATCAACTCATTCTCGGATTGGTCGGTTGGGCTTGAACGGCTTGATGAGTTCGCGGTTCCCAATGATGGCAATCGCGTTGGTATGGTCACACCTACCGACTACTACGGCCTAGCGAACTCGTTCACTGGCTCGTATGTGGAACGCATTGCGCAAGGTGCCATTGAAAAAGCACGCTTGCCGATGATTGGCGGTTCTGACGTCTTCATGGCTCAGAATGTCCAAACCCACACAGTCGGCGCTCACGGCGGTACACCGCTGATCCGTGGTGCCTCGCAGTCCACGACCTACGCCTCGTCTCTGACAACAGATACGATGGATCTGGCAACGGACGGTTGGACAACTAACTCCGGTCTGAAGGAAGGCGATGTATTCACCATTTCCGGTGTCTATGCCGTTAACCCAGTTACCAAGGCGACGCTGAACTTTTTACGTCAGTTCCGCATCACCGCTAACGTGACCACCAACGTCTCAGCCGCTTCGGCAACGACACTTTCGATTAGCCCCGCGATTATCACGTCCGGGCCTTATCAGAACGTGTCCGCAGCCCCGGCGAACGATACGGCGATTACGATGATTGGCACAGCATCGACTGGCTACCGTCAGAACTTGCTGTTCCACAAGAATGCCTTCGCGCTTGTCACGGTGCCACTCAAGGCCCCGGCATCGGCTAAGTCCGCACGCCAGACCTACAAGGGTCTTAGCGTTCGGTACGTGACCGATTACGACATCACCAACGACCGGGAAATCTATCGTTTCGACGTCCTCTATGGCGTCAAAGCGATTGATCCGCGCCTGGCGACGCGCATCAGCGGCACGGCGTAATCACGTCAACCTTGAGCCGGGGGAGAAATCCCCCGGCGTCTTCTTTCATAAGGAACTCAAACAATGGCTGTTGAATACTACGGAAACAAAAACGCCGATGGCGCGAGCTTTGGTCAGGCTTCGACTGATCTGATCTCGTTCTATGGCGTGTCCCCGGTGGCTCAGGCTGCGACGATTGCAGCGGCGACCAACACAACTACCACGACTTCGACAACTACAGCTTTGACGACCGATCTCGATTCGGTTCGCACAAAGCTGAACAGCGTGATTACGGCGCTTGTGAATATCGGCATTATCGCGTCGGCTTAAAGCAATGGGTGGCGGGCTTGAAGCACCCGCCGCTTCCAATTTCAGGGAGGTGAATTGTGGCGCGCGTTCTTTACGAGCGAAGACCCTCAGTTGAGGGACAAAAATTATTCCTAGCAGTCCAGGCTTACGAGGGGATAGGGGCAGGCTGTGCCTATACTCTTTTCCACTTCGGTGAAGCGCTGAAGGCAAAGGGGATTGAAGTCGAACTCTCGATCTATACCGGGAACTGTCACGTTGATGATGGGCGGAATAGGTTGGTCAGAGACTTTCTACTTTCAGACTGCACGGACATGGTGTTTCTAGACGCGGATGTTGGGAGTCCGGCGTCTAATCTCATTCAGTTGCTTAGCTATGACGCGGATGTTGTAGCGGGGATTTACCCCAAGAAGGGGAGTGACGAAGAGTACCCGGTCAAGATGCTGCCGGGTGAGATTTGGTCGAACAGCCAAGGCTTAATCGAAGTTCAAGGTGTGCCGACCGGGTTTCTTCGTATCCGGCGCAATGTGCTGGAAGCGATGGCAAGGGAAGCCATTCACTACAACGCTAGAAACGATGCCAGTTCGGCGATCCCGCTGATATTCGAGCGTCAAGTTCACGATGGGACACGTTGGGGAGGGGATTACGTATTCTGCCGTAAATGGCGGGGTATGGGGGGCAAGATTTTCATAGCGCCTGAGATGAGATTCGAACACTCAGGAATGCAGACTTGGAACGGACGAGTAGGTGCATGGCTCAGGGCCAAGAACGGCATAGGGCTGAAACTACCGCTTGAGCGGATCGCTAAGGGAACTGACACGGTTAGCGACTACCTCGATCTATTCGATGCGTGGGGCAACCCATTCGCGGCAACGCCAGCGCTAATGTTCTGCCTAGTACAGCTCGCAAGGCGGGCCGTCCATGTGATTGAGTTTGGATCGGGGCTTTCGACCTTGGTGCTTGCGTCGGCTTCTCAATCGGCGGTGATGACGTTCGAGAGCAGTCCAATATATGCGGATCAGATTAAGCAAGAGGCGGAGGGCTTGGGCCTCGACGTGTTTGTCCGCTATGCGCCGCTTGTTAGTGGCTGGTACAACTGCCCGGACATGGCCCCGGCTAAAGGGACGCTTGTCTTTATTGACGGGCCGAAAGGCGGGGACGGCAGGCCAGGGATATTCGAGCACGTTGATCTGTCTCAGGCGACAGTTGTTGTGGATGATGTTCAATCAGATGGGGGAATGCCCATCATGGTGGAGAAACTGAAGGAAACGCACAACGTAGTTGTCATTCCAGACAATAGCAGGCGCTCATTCTGCGTGGCGGTGCCGAAATGAAAGCATTCATCGCCATACCGACTTACGACAGTAAGGTCCACCTAGTCACTTCGAAATGTCTCTGGCAAGAACAGCAAATCGCGGCCAAGCATGGGGTGGATCTGAAGGTCTGTTACCAGCCAGGGATTAGCCTCGTTCACTCAGCGAGAAACTTACTCTGCTGGGAGTTCTTCAAGGACGAGCACAAGCCGGATAAGTTGATCTTTATCGACGCTGACACGGGTTGGATGCCGGGGACAGTGACTATGTTAGCCCTGTCTAAGCGCGATGTGGTGGCGGCAGGCGTTAGAAAGCGGCGCGAGCCTGAAGAATACGCGATCAAGTGGCTTGATGAGCCTTCCGAGCAAGAGGCGGACGGGTGTATCGAAGTGGCCGGCATTGGCATGGCATTAACAGCCATCACAAGATCATGTCTCGAAACATACCGCGAGAAAACGCCTGAGCTGGCCTACGAGGCGCACTTGCCGGATGGGCTTGGCAATGTGAATTTGCATGGGTTCTTTTCCTCTCCGGTCTCTGATGGGACATTATGGGGCGAAGATATTTTCTTTTGTGAGCAATGGCGAAAGCTAGGGGGGAAAGTTTACGTCGACCCGCGCTTTCCAACCACGCACGCAGATGGGACACGGTACTTCGAGGGCATCCTGGGTAAGTGGATGAACGAACAGGTTCAACCATGACGCAACTTGTTCGCATTCCAAGCCCGAGGCCGAGGGCAGAGGGGACACCTCATGTTTACATCGCTACGCCCGCGCACACATTACACGCGAACTACGTGCTGGGGTTGGTTAGGTCTCTGCCTGAGCTACTCAGCATCGAGGTTGCCACTACCTACGCTTTGTTGAGCGGTTTCCCGCACGTGGACGATGCGCGAAACTTGCTCGTTGCTGACTTTCTAAAGACTGACTGCACCGATTTGGTGTTTTGGGATGCTGACGTTGGGGCAAGTGCCGCCGCGATTACGAGACTACTTATTCACCAGCAGGACGTTGTAGGTGGTGCCTATCCACTGAAGCAGCCCACGTTGCAGTTTCCCGTGAAAATCGTTCCGGGCGCATTGGCTGATGAAAATGGCTTATTGGCCTGCAAGGGAGTGCCGACCGGGTTCTTGAGAATTAAGCGGCACGTGCTCGAACGCCTCGCTTCAAAGGCTACGAAAGTTCAGATGATTGGGGCTGAAATCCCGATCATTTTCGAACGCCTAACCATCGGCAACGAACGCATGGGCGGGGATTACGCATTCTGCCACAAGTGGCGAGAGGAAGGCGGCGGTGTCTATATCGACACAACGCTGACTCTCACCCACCAAGGGCTGCACGACTTCGGCGGTTGCTACGGCATGGCCCTGAGGCAAAGGACAACGCACTGATGAATTTGAATAACTTCAGAGTGGCGGCGGGTGAAGACCGAACGCTATCGCTCACCGCGCGCGATTCAACGGGGGCCGTGCTTGTCATTACAGGGGGAACGCTTGCGTTTGAACTGCTTTCACAGCGCGGGGGCGTCAAGCTATTTGAAACGACCGGGACAATTGTCTCAGGAGCAGCCGGAACTTACACGGTCACATTGACCGATAGCGATACTGAGAATTGGGCGTCGGGTACTAGGTGGTTCCGGGTCTTTGCCACGGTCTCAGGCACGACGACAAAATGCAATGAGGGGCGGATTCTCGTTGACGGCATCCGAGGCGAAGGCACAAGCGAGACGATTCCATGACCATCACCACGACCAATTTAATCACATCGGCGCTTCGGGAAATCGGTGCGTTGGGTGTTACCGATACACTCACAGATGCTAACGTCTCGGCTGAATGCCTCACACGGCTGAATGGCTTTCTCAACGGCTTGAATGCAAAGGGGGCAGTGTTTCCGAATGTGGCATTAGCGCTTGGCGATACGGTGCCGATTGCTGATGAGCATGAGGACGATCTTCGCCTTGCTCTCGCGCACCGTCTCTGCCCGCTCTTTGGCAAGACACCGGATGGAATTGCACTTGCCCTGATGATGAAAGCGGAAAGGCGCTTTGTATCGGCTCATATCACGCTCACGCCCTCGCCAATTGATGCAGCCCTTCTTACCACGCCAAGTCAGCGACGCATTTACCGATGAGTTCAGTCAGAGAGCAGATCCCCCTTGGAATAAATCTTTCCAAGGGCCGAGCCTCTGCGGCTGGGTCTCAGGCGTTGGTAAATATGTATGCCGAGCCAATCGCAAGAGAAGGCCGAACTGAACTGGCCCTATTGCCCTGGCCGGGGCGAGAATCGTTCTCGACCATTGGCGGGGGTGAAGTTCGGGGGATGCTTGAAGTCGGGTCCACTCACTACGCCGTGGTGGGGGAAACGCTCTACGTCATCGCGGAAAGCACTGGGACGGCAACCTCAGTTGGCACCATTGAGGGGACAGACCTCGTTGACATGGATGCAAATGGGGCGGACCTCGTTATCGTTGCCGAGCTGAAATCCTACCGGGTTCTCCTATCAACTGGCGTGCTCTCAGAAATCACCTCGGACGCTGATTTAAGCACGCCTACGAGTGTTACCAGCATTAACGGCTACACCATCACCACGCGGGCCGATTCGGACGTGTTTCAATGGTCGAGCCTCCGAGACGCAAGCGCTTGGGATGCGCTTGACTTTGCAACGGCTGAATCCAACCCGGACACGCTCGTTGCGGTTCGATCTGTGAATAAGGAACTCGTTCTATTAGGACGCAAGTCAATTGAGTTCTGGTATAATTCTGGGAACCCTACCCAAGCCTTTGAGCCTCGATCTGTTGCCCCGCTTCGTTTGGGCTGCCTATCCAGGGATAGTGCAATCGTTGCAGACGGGTCCCTATTCTTTGTAGGAAGGGATGGGGATGGGGGCGGCATTGGCGTTTACCGACTGAACGGCTATCAGCCTGAGAAGGTGTCAACACCGCCGATTGATAAGTGGCTGCACGACAATCGAAGCATTGTAGACACGGCTAGGGCCTTTTCGTTTCAGATGTTGGGCCATGCGTTTTTTGTGCTCACGTTGCCGAATACAGTTACACTCGTTCTCGATCTATCGACGAAACTTTGGATTCCTTACGTTCGCACCTCGACCTATGCAATGAGTGCCGAACCGGGCGGGGTATGGGACGCGGTGACATTTGCCACCAATGGGCAGGATTTGATTGTGGGCGGGTCAGACGGGAACCTCTACAAGCTCAACGCAAGCGTCTACACCGAAGACGGAGACGCGATGATACGGGAGGTTATTCTTCCTCAAGTTTACAAGGGCGGGTATCAGTTCACCCTGCATCGCATTGAGATTGATTTCGAAGCGGGGACGGCGCTCACCTCTGGCCAAGGCTCAAGCCCGGTTATGATGTTCAATCAGTCTCGTGACGGGGGACGAACATGGACGGAGCCACGTGAAACAAGCATGGGCTTGATTGGCGATTACACACGGCGCGCCTATTGGACGATGTGCGGAACGGCTCGCCAAGTTATACCAAGGTTCAGAACTTCAGAGCCGATTAAGTCGGTGATTTTCGGCGTGACCGCTGACATTGAGGTGCATGGAAACTGATGAGCGATAGAAAAGCGACATTGGCTGCAATCAAGAGCTATGGGCCTGGTCCTGCCGCTATTAGCCCCGTGGATGCGTATTTTCGTGGATCGCGTGAAGTCTCGACGCCGTTCGCGCGAAAGCGTGAAGATGCGCTCAGGATCGAAGCGGCGCTTGAGGCGGAACTGGTACGAAAACGCTTAGAGGCGGAACAAAGACTGAGGGAAGTCCCTGTTACAACTCTTCCCAATGACGGCATGTCGCTTGCTCAATATATCCAAAACAGCCGCGCGCGGCACCCTGCCACGCCAACCATGCGCCAAACACCAGAGCCAAATTACCTAGGGGCGTTTCCATCTTTTGCGGGCGTCTTAAGGGCGTTTGGGATCGAAGGCTCACCCGACTTCCAGGTCGATGATAGGTTGCAGTCGATTTCTGGTCGCATGGCTCTCAACAACCAGCGGATTAGGCAGCGACTTGATGACTTCGAGCGTGAGCGGGCGAGAGCGGGAATGGCCAGGCCGCGCCAATGACAATCCAGCGCGCCCGCATTCCAGATGAGTTCGTTGGATTAGGAAAGGATGTCGTCGATTGGCTGCAAGGGATTCTCGATAGCCAATTGCATGGCGTGCCGACAGGCGGGCGGATTGATTGGTACGGCTCGACGGCCCCGACTGGGTATCTCCTTTTGACCGGGCAAACATTGGCCCTGCCTGCTTACCAAGCCCTTGCCGATAGCGGACAGTCTGACATCACAGTCGTGGCGGGCGTTTCAATCACGCTGCCGACGATAGCAAGTAAGGCTATCAAATATTGATTATTCGTGACGCGCATCAGGCCGATATTCCTAACATCATTGAGGGGATAAAGGATTTCGTCGCGTCATCATCTTATCAAGTCGATACCGTTGACAGCCTGCACGTTGAAAACACGTTGCTCTCGCTGATTGCAAATCAGGATGGGTGCGTGGTGGTGTTAGAAACAGACGAGGGGCAATTCGCTGGCTGCTTTATCGGCATGGCGCACCCGCATTTGTTTTCGGGAAAGCGGATGCTAGGGGAACTCTTTATCTACACGGTAAAGGCCGCACGCGGTCATGGCGGCAAGCTCCGGCGCTTTGCGGAGGAGTGGGCACGAGACCGAAACTGCGAGACATTTTGCATTGCTTATCCAGTGAGCGAAAGCCACTTGGAAAAAGTCTATCGACGATGGGGGTTTGTCCCCTGCGAAACACATTGGCGTAAGGAATTGAACTGATGCCTATTGCAACGACGACAGCGCTAATCTTGGGCGGGGCGATGGTCGCGGGCGGTGTTGCCCAGGGCGTGGCGGCTGATAAAGCCGCGAGCGCCCAGAAGAAAGCGGCACAGGCTGGGATCAAGACGCAGCAAGATCAATACGCCCAAACGCGCACCGATTTGGCCCCATACCGCCAGGTAGGTGAGCAATCAACGGCGCTGATGGCTGACTTGTATGGCTTCAACGGCCCGGAAAGGCAGGCCGCAGCGAGGGCGCAATTCAGGTCCGATCCCGGCTATGAGTTTCAGCGTAGTGAAGGATTGAGAGCGGTTGAGGGAAGTGCAGCCGCTCGAGGGTCAAATCTATCGGGCGGAACGCTGAAAGCCCTTCAAGCCTACGGCACGGGTTTGGCGGATCAGTCCTATGGCAACTGGTATCAGCGCCTTGCGAACATGCAGGGGATTGGCCAGAACGCAGCGGCTCAGACGGGCAACTTCGGCGCGAATATGGCGAACCAAGTTTCCGGGCTTCAGGGTGACATTGGAGCCGCTCAAGCGGGGCGGGCGTTGGGAATTGGCAGCGCAATCACGGGCACGCTCGACAAGGGCGTCAAGGCGTATGGGTATTTCTCAGGATACGGGGGCTAACAACTAATGCCGCGACCTTACGACTATTCAATCCCTGGCGTCGATATTATGGGCGCGATTGGCGCTTATGAAGCAGGCCGGGAGAAAAAGCGCGCCGATGTTGCTCAGGGTAAGCAAGACTTGTTTGCTCAATATCTCCCCAAAGCACTCGACGGCGATAAAGAGGCGATGACGTTAGCCCAACAGAATGCAACGCCCGAACAGGCTATGCAACTCAAGCAATCGCAATTCAGCCAGCAAGAGCGAGTCTTGAAAATAGCTCAGGAAGTTGCTGCGCTTCTCGGGAGCACCCCAGACGGGGACGAAGCGGGATTTGAGCGGGCGAAACAGCAATGGGTGCAGATGGGGTTGCCTGCCGATGCTGTTGCAGCCTTTACCGTTGCCGATCTCCCCGCGCTTCGCATTAAGGCGGGAGCGCAAGAAAGGGAGTTGCGAACGAAGTTGCTTGGCGCGCAGATTGAATCTCAGAGGGCTAACACGGCTCAGTCATATGCTGCGGCAGAAGCGTCGAAGGCATTGGCAGGGTTCCGTGGTGCTGGCGGTCTTGGGCATATGGGTCGCCCAATGTCACAAGGCGTTCAGTCCAAAGAGGATGATGACATCGCCGATATTCAATCGGTTCAATCTGTCAACACCCAGATTGACCAAGTTCTCAATGATCTAAGAACTGGCGCTCTTGATTTGGGTCCAATTAATAACCTCTTAAGCCGGGGGCAGAATCTTGCTGGCCTTAGCACTCCTGGGAGCCGCAATTTTGCCGCTCTTGAAGCTACGTTAGAAAAGATGCGAAATGACAGTTTGCGCCTCAACAAAGGCGTGCAGACTGAAGGCGACGCGATCCGCGCATGGAATGAAATTACAAAATATATCACCGATCCGAAGGTGGTGGCGGAGCAGCTCGAGCGGGTGAAAAATCTAAATGCGATTGCAGCCAGGCAGCGACTTCAGCGCATCAATATCAGGCGCGCGAGGAATGGGTATAACGCATTTGATCCGGCGGAGATCGACTACGGCGGAGGCGTCCAATCCCAAGCGACTTCTGCCCCAGATGATTTCTCCGATGTTGATGAATTGCTAGGGCTAAAATAATGGCAACAAACGAAGAGCGGCTGGCGGCTTCTGCGGCGTGGCTTCGCGCTAACAAAGACAAAACGGGGACGCCTGAGTTTGACCGCGTGGCGCATGTCTACAAAACGCTTCGAACCGCCCCGGTCACTCAGCCAGCACCCGAGCAACAGCAGGGCCAAGTGCAGCCTGAACAGCCAGAGACTACAGCTAAAAGCCTCGCCAGCAACTTTGCAGGCGGCGCTGTAGACGCGACCCTTACACTCCCCGGTGCGGTCAACGACTTAATGCTCATGGGTGTTGACAAGTTGGCGCAACAGTTCGGTGCAAAGCCGCTTACGCCTGAGCAATACGCTGACAATCCTTTCGGCTCTGAGACAGTGCGGGGGATGCTCAAAGATTATGTCAGCCCCGATATTTTCGGCCCCGAAGCTAAGACGACGACTGAGAGATACGCGCGGCGTGTTGGTGAGTTTGTGGGGCCTGGAGCGGCATTAGCCCCGGCGAAGATGATTCGTCCCGTGCTCACTGCAAGCGTGACAGGCGGCCTTGGCTCAAGAGTCGCGCAAGATATGTTTCCCGATAGTCCATATGCGCCGCTTGTTGGCGGATTGCTCGGCGGCTTTGCTCCGGCAGCAGCGGGCGCAGCAAGATCGCTACGGGTGCCGACAGGCGGTCTGTCTGACGATAGCGCACAACTTGCCAAGCAGATGATTGATGAGGGCATCCCAATTCTGCCCGGCCAGGTTGGAAGCAAATCAACGAGGATACTTTACGACGCGGTTTCGAAACTCCCCTTCATGGGAACAAAGGCGCGCACGGAACAGTTGAGAGCATTCAATGCAGCCATTGCCCGCACGATGGGGGAGCAGGCAGACACTTTAACACCAACCGTCATGGGCAGGGCCAAGGCGCGAATTGGGAATATGTTCAATCAAGTTTTTGCCCGGAACAACATCCAAGTTGACAAAAACCTCGTCGATGATCTGGCTGATATTCAAGTCCGTGTTGCTGAGAACTTGACAGACGCCCAAATTCCCGCACTCACGAAAGCGTTGAACCTTATTCTCAGTGAGGCGAATAAAACGGGAGGGGTTTTGTCGGGGCGAAAGTACCACGCCTTTAATAGCAAAGGCGGCGTTCTGGACAATTTGATTAAGAGTTCTGATCCAAACATCAAGTTTTATGCAGGGCAAATCCGTGAAGCGATTGACGACGCATTCACCCGTAGCGCATCCGTTGACGACGCGGCCATGCTCAAGACTGCAAAGCAACAATACCGCTCAATGAAAGTTATTCAGGATTTGGTGTCAAAGGCTGAAGATGGAAATATCAGCCCAGCGCTCTTGCTTGGCCGCGTGATGGCGAACGATAAGAGCATGGCCTACACAGGCGGCGGCAAACTCGGAATGCTTGCAAAAGGCGGGCAGCGTTTCTTGAAAGAAGTCCCAGGGTCGCAGACGGCGGAAAGAACGGCAATTTATGGAGCATTGGGGGCGGTTGGTGGTGGTGCTGGTTTAATGGCCCCGCAAGCTATCGTCCCCGCCGCAGCGGTTTTCGCTGGGGCTAAGGGCATCAAGGCCATACTCGAAAGCAAACGCCTAGGCGTCAGGATGGTCGGGCAAGCGCTCAAGCGGGCCGCTGCTAACGCCAATAAGTTTGATCCCGCTCTCGCTGCTCGTCAGGCGGGGCGCGGCGTTGCCCCCGGTGCCATTGGTGTCGCGGGGCGCGGCGCGTCTCTGGAGCGCGTGCCATCGTCTAACCGCGCGTCTAAAGCGCCAAGTCGCTAAGCGGCTTCTAACTCTAGCAAGCAGCCAATTCACAAGCGGCGGTGTTCCCCGAAAGAACACTACTAAGCCTATGAACGTGAGTACGGCGGTCATTTGAACTCTATACCACGAACGGAACAGCCATGTCAGGACGCTTCTTTCTTTCCGGCGCTACCCCGCTTTTCGAGGGGGCCGCTCAGCCGCTCTCAACGCTGACGTTCAGCCTTACCGGAACTTCGACGGCCCAAGATACCTACTCGGACGCCGGATTAACCACGGCTAACGCTAACCCGGTCGTATCGGACGCCAATGGCTATTTTGGCGAGATATTCATCAAGCGCGAGCGGTACAAGGTCATCTGGAAAAACTCGGCTGGGACCACCCTTAAGACATGGGACCCAGTGGACAAAGATCAAGTATTTACCCGAGGGGCGGGGCTTCCCTCAGATCCACACCCAGGCCAAAAACATGCCAACACCTCGGACGGTCACACCTATGAGTATAAGCTCGACACAGCGGCTTGGCTTGATCTTGGGGCGACAGATTCAATATCGAACGCCGCTTCTGTCACTGATGTCCTGACAGGAACAAGCACATCGTCGCTAGTTACTCCTGACGCACTAGCGGGCCTTTGGGAAACTGGCAGTGCAGTATCAATTGCGACGAATAACATCTCACTCCCCTCGACGGGCGGCGGTGTGTTCACATGCTCATCTGCATCTACAACACTAACAACGATCTCATCCGCCGCTTCAGGCCGGGAAGTTGAAATCATCTTTTCAAATTCTCAAACAATCACCCATGGTTCTGGCATCAACACAATAGGCGCTGTTACCTACACCATCCCAGCAGGGGCTCGCGTTCGGTTTAGACGCGGGGCAAGTTCGTGGACGATCACACACCAATGCTTCCCGTCTTCCCCCGGTCGTAAGGGGCACTTGGCAACTCAATACTTTACTGCTTCCGGCACTTACACGCGCACGTCTGGGTGTGTGTGGGCTTTTGTTCGAACGCAAGGGCCTGGTGGTGGCGGAGCATCATCTGACACGGCAACAGGCTCCAACGGCTCACTGGGGGCAGGTGGTGGGTCTGGTGGCTATTGCGAAGAATGGGTTCAACCCGCCGCAACTGAGACTGTGACAATCGGAACTGGCGGCGCATCGCAAACAACAGCAGGAACGGCGGGCAACAACGGTTCAAGCGCTTCTAGCTTTGGCTCCTTTCATACAGCCAGCGCTGGAAATGGTGGCGCTACAATGACGAACGGTTCCACTCAAACACTTTCCGCTGGCGGGTCTGGTGGTTCAGCTAGCGGTGGCGGACTCAACATTGCTGGCAATCATGGCGGTGCTGGTATTAGATTTTCGGGCACGGGCGGGCAAGGCGTCCCAGGCCATGGAGCAAGCTCTGTTCTTGGCGTTGGCGGGCCAATTGCAGGGCAGCAATCAGGCGCAACTAATGGCCGTGCTGCAACTGGTTATGGTGCTGGTGGTGCTGGCGGCTCGTCTCAAACGTCAGGCTCTGGCAACGGCGGCGCTGGTGGGGACGGTATCTGCATCGTTGAAGAATATGGAATGGTCTGATGTGGATCGTTCTCGCTGCCATCCTAGGCGGCATTCTGTACCGATTGCGCGGCGGGTGGTTTTCTAACCTGTCCCGGCAATATGGATGGGAGTGGGGCAGTAAACAGAGAACGCAAACAATGCGCCTGATATGGGCGCTTCCTACGGGCCTGCTGATTTTCCTCCTAAGCAGTCCCCAGTGGTGGGTATTTCTGGCGTTGCCCATCGCCGTGTTCGCGTCCATGGCTCTCTGGGGCCATGGCGCGCACATGATTTTCGACGCGAAACAGTTCATTGCGTTTTCGAAGAACAAGACTGAGCTTTTGACTGAATGGTGGCTTCCGCAAGTGTTCGGGGGGATACCCGATCTAACGTGGCCCCATTGGAAAGTCACCGCGTACAATATGGCCGGTATGTCATTCATCGGCCTAGTTCGAAACACCACTGCAATACTCCCTCTCTCCGCCTCACATGAAACGCAGGCTTTGATTTACGCGCTTAGTGGCCTTCTACACGGCCCGCTCTATTGGGCTGGCTACCGTATCAACGGCAAGGGCGAAACTAGCGAAGTGCTTGTGGGCGCTTTCACGTGGGCATCTATCGTTCTCATATTTGGAAGTTAAATCATGGACCCTTTGTGGCTCACTTACGCGCGCAATGAACTTGGGACTAGAGAAGTCTCAGGCGACGGGGACAACCCGCGCATCATCAAGTATTGGAATGATGCAGGGCTTGCCAATGTTGCAGACGGGCAGGACGAAGTGCCGTGGTGCGCTGCCTTTGTCGGGGCGATGCTTGCCAGAGCCAATCAGCACGGCTCTGGAAAGGCGAACGCTCGATCCTATGAGACATGGGGCCGGAAGCTATCAAGCCCCGTTTTAGGGTGCGTAGTGGTGATTTCCCGCCCTCCCACGGCTTGGCAAGGCCATGTCGGATTTTACCTATCGACGGACAAAGAGAAGCGCCTGATTCGCATTATCGGCGGCAATCAATCGGACAGCGTTTCGATAGCTGATTTTTCAATTGATCGGCTCGTTGCCCTGCGATGGCCGGAAACGCAGACAATCATTCCAGAATGGGTGGGGCCTATTCCTTCCGTTGGCGCATCACAGATGAGCACGAGGGAATCCTAATGTCAGCAGTGCCGTTTGGTCCAAATTCAAGCGTAGGTGTTCGACGGTGGGCGATTTTCTTGGGTGGATAGCAGCAAATGCAAAGAACTATACAGACATCATTGTCTTTCTTGGTACTGCCGGGGGTGCCGCTGCTTGGGTGTGGCGGATGCTGATCCAGAGCAAAAAGAACATTGACGCCCTCGTATCGTCGATTGCCGACATTAAGCAGCAGCTCGTTGCGAACGGTGGGAGTAGCCTCTTTGATCTTGTGAAAGACACCAAGAGCAAAGTTGAGACGCTTTCAAGCGATGTGCAGCGGGTGAAGGCTTGGCAATGGTCATTCTCCCAAGGCTCACGAATGCCCATGTGGGAAAGTGACGATACAGGCGCTTGCATCCGGGTGAATATCGCCATGAGCGAACTCACGGGGCGAAGCGTTGAGCAAATGGCAGGGACGGGGTGGGAGAATATCATGCCTCCAGGCCCGGAACGTGCCGAAGTTTGGACGGCGTGGGCGGACGCAGTACAGCGCGCACGTGACTTTGAACACACATACACCGTTGAGAACTCACACACGCATAAGCGATTCCGCGTCAAAGCCGTTGGTACGCCAATATCAGCCAATGGGCAGTTAGTCGGATTTCTTGGACGATTTGAAGAGGTCGTACCGCTATGAGCAAGAAAAGCAAAACTGCGAAGGCGTCTAATCGGATTTTCTACACCGCGCCAAGACATTGGAAGGTGTGGGAGTGGCTTCTAACGCCGGCAACTCTCGTTCTTTTCCTACTCACCGTGTTTCTAACTGTGGCGCTTCAATACGCGCCATGAATCCCCGCGCCTAGACGGCTTCTAGGTCCAAACGAATAGGTGAACTATGGGAAATCTTCTTTCAATCATTGTTAGCGCTCTCAACTTCGCCCCTGGCATCAAGACGAAATTGGCCGCTGTTGCTGCGTTCGCCCTTGCCGTTGTCGCGGCTTGGAACTCAGCCGCTCCTGGCCTTGGCGTTGATTTCGTCATCACGATTCCTGAGTGGGTGAATGCGACGGTGTTGGCTCTATTGGGTGTTGGCGCTGCCAACCAGCCAGCAAACAACGCGCCTAATCTTCCTAAGCAATAAACATGATCACGTACATTCGCGCTGGCTTAATCATCGCCGTCCTTGGCCTTTCGGCCTGGGGCGGCTGGACCGCGCGGGCATGGCTCGAGGACTCGCACGAACTCGACCAAGCAAAGCAAGAACGCGACGACGCGATCAAGCGCGAGCGGGCAGCCGAGACAAAAGCCAGCGAAGCCAACGACGCGCGGCTTGCGGCACAGAAAGCCTTACAGGCCAAGGAAGCCAAAACGGTGGAGCGCGTCAAAATCGTCAAACAGACTGTCATCAAACATGTCAAAGCAAATCCTGACTGTGATATTCCTGATCCCGTTGCTAGCGAATTGCAGCGTTTACGGACGGGCGGGGAGTGAGGTAATCTATTGCCCGCAGCCTTCCCCCTCCCTACTCATTCCAGAGCCGCCCCTGGCCAAGCCTGGGGATATTCCGGTGAAGGAACAGAGGGAAGTCTTGGCTCAATACGCGGAGGACGTGGGGCGCTTTAATCAGCTTCGTGAACGCCATAACGATTTGGCGGGCTGGGTTATGAAGTATTGCTTGGATCATCAGTAATACTGGCACGCTAGCAATTGATTATCCGGCTTCGTTGTGGGATTGTTCTGATGCTGGTTCAAGCGTTCGAATCAGCGGGTGACGCAGGCGCTACCAACGCCAAACGCCACCCTAACCCCTAAGTCTAATATGGAGACTCAGATGGCTAACGATAGCCGTATCATGGCTGCCAATTTTTGGTCAAAAGTAAGCATCCCCTCGGATTTCCAGTGTTGGGAGTGGACGGGCAATTTTCACACTAATGGCTATGGCCGGGTCGGGGAAACTGGCCGCTGCCACCGCTGGGCGTATGAATTCTTTAACGGCCCCGTCCCGGAGGGCTTGTTAGTCTTGCACTCCTGCGACAATAAGAAATGCGTCAACCCCCGCCATTTGCGGGTCGGGACGCACGCCGAGAATGTGCAGGATGCTATTGCTAGAGGGCGCTACAAGTATTGCGGAAACCGCAAGGTGACGCCGGAGCAGGCCGAATACATTCGGCGCAACCCCGACAAGATGAAGTTGCGCGAGATTGCCGCCAAGTTCGGTATCGCCAAATCAACAGCTAGCATGATCCGTTCGGGCAAGACTTGGCTTTGACTGGCACGCCAACACCGGGGAGCACTGCCTCTCCGGTACCCTAAGTCATTGAAATGGTTGGTCGGAGAGAGAGGATTTGAACCTCCGGCATCTGCCTCCCGAAAGCATTTCCCCGCATGGAAAACAGCGGCTTAATGCTGAAAGCTAGGACGGCTGTGCGTCGTTTGTTGTCGTTTCCGGCACGGCATGTTCTAGCGATTGGCACACGGTGCCACCGGGCACTGCTTCTTTGCGCCTGATCTCGCACCCCTGAGACAGAAGGTATTCATTCACTTCGTAAATGATCGCACTTGAAAGCCTGCGGGCTTCAAGCGGTGACATTGGCGGGAGCCACCCGTCCAAAAGGAACTTGTCGATCACCGCAGTAACCGCTTCTGCCATTGTCACAACCTTTGTCATCCCAAAGCCCTCACTGCTTTCTGTAAATATTCAGGTGAAAATTTAGCATAGATGCGCTCAGTCGTTCGACTGTCCCTATGCCCCAGCACGGCTGCAATCTCTGACATGGGGACGCCTGCCTCTGCCATCCAAGAGGCGCTTGTATGCCGGATGACATGCGGCGTTACGGCCTTGTCCAGCCCCGCCCTGTCCCGTGCGGTGTGGAATGTCCTCTTAATGGACTTGACAGGCTTGCCTGCAAACTCAATCACGTAATCAGTCTCCGCCACATCTTTGGCTAGAACCAGTATCCAGGCCAAGTCTGGGTGCATGGGGACTGTCGCCCTGCGTTTCTGTCGTACTGATCCGCCAAGCGAGATAAGGCGGCGCTCGAAGTCAACGGATCGCCATTGAAGGCTGAGTATTGCCCCTGCGCGAGCCGCCGTAAATCTTGCAAGCTGTAAGAAGATCCATCCATGTACGCTCTCCATTGCTCGTCCGAGGCGTTCGAACTCTTCACGGCTCAGCCTCCTATCTTTCGGCGGCGGGGCTTGGGGGAGCCAGATGTGCGGGGCTTTGTCGATGATGGCTTTGCGCTCTGCCCATCGAAGGGCCGCCCGAACCACTCCAAGGCGCTTTCGTAGTGTGCCTGGTTTGACATCAGATGTTGCGACAATATCGCGGCACGTGTCCGCAGTGATTGCTGATGGAACCAGCCGTCCAATTCTTTCTCGAATGCCTTGATAATGGAGCCTGTCATTTTCTTTCCAGATCGCTTCGCTTTGCTCAAGGTATGCCTCCACTATCTGCCCGACTGTTAGTCTTTGCCGGGGCTTTCGTTGCTCGATATGACCGACAAGTTCCGCCGCTTCTGCTGTTGCTTGGAACTTGTCAGCCGCCTTAAGCGCAATTCTTCTCCTACGGCTTCCCTCATAGAGAACCGCGACGTATCCCCTTTTGTGCTTGGCGACCCTGTACCGCATTCGTAACGCTCCACTTCCTCTGGTCTGACCCTTAGCAAATTCCCTACCCGGAAAGATTGCAAGTGCCCCTTGTGGATTAGGTTGGCCACATGCCGCTTTGAACATCCCCAGCGTTCTGCCAATTTCGAGACAGAGTAGGGCTTTGGCTCACTCATGCTGCACCTTCATGATTGGGGTGGGCGGTTTGCATTATAGCGCGTCCGATGATTTCAACGACTTGGGGGACGACGGCATTTCCGAGGGCACGCTTTCTAAGTCCGTCCAACCCCTTGGAAAACCCATGCGGACCTCGAGCGTCTCTGGCTCCGTTGTTACGCCTCTGCACGACGGCCATTTCTGCATTGACGGGGCGCTTTGATTTGCCGTTGCGGTCGGAGTAGCCAAGAAACCAGTTGCGCGGCCTCCAGTGGTCCTTGAGCGTGGCGCAAGCCGGAATTTCCATAACGACGGCGTCAAAACCCTTCGCTCCCAAATCAGACACCACCTGTCCGACTTCCACTGGCTTGAGGCCAACAACATTCTCACCGATGACCCAAGCGGGCTTTGTTTCTGATATAACTCGCAGCATCTCAGGCCAGAGGTAACGGTCGTCTTCTGTGCCAAGTCGCCGCCCTCGAGACGCGGTGCTGAACGGCTGACAAGGGAAGCCCCCGCAAACAAGGTCAACTGGTCCAACATCTTCGCCACGCAGTTTTCTCACATCTTCAAATTGGGGGACACTAGGCCAATGCTTTCTCAAGACGGCACGGCAGAAAGGCTCGATCTCGCATTGGGCTACAATCCGCATTCCTGCGCGTTCAAGACCTAAATCCATGCCGCCTATTCCCGCAAAAAGGGACAGTACACGCATCTCACGCGGCATGGCGGATAACCTCCTTCGACCACGTGGGGAATTTGGACGACCTGCATCTGTTCAACACGGTTTGCCTGGACACGCCAAAAAACTCTGCCGCTAGGTAGAGATTGGAAAAGGTCTTTCCGTCGCAATGATAGAAATGCGTCTCGGTCTTCCACCGACTTCCACATAGAGCCTTTCGGTGGCTAGAGGACAGCGGTGTCGGCTTCTTAAACCCCCGTTGCAAGCCCGCGGCATATGCGTGCTCCTGGTTCTCGCTCCGCGTTACCCATTCCAGATTGTCGAGCCGGTTGTTAGTCTTGTTTCCATCCTTATGGTTTACTTGCGGCTTCGCGTCCGGGTTGGGAATGAACGCGGTCGCAAGCAACCTGTGCAGCAGATATTTCTTTCCGGATAATTCGACCCGCAGATACCCAGAGTTGCCAGGCTGCGTCTTGAGCGTTCGCCCAAATCGGCTAGTGACCATGCCGTCCTCACGTATCCTGTAGCCTTTGAAAAGGTCAAGCACTCTCACTTCCCTTCCTCCCCTGCCGCAGCGCGAACTTCAGCGGCTACGAAGTGCTTTCCTTCGCGGTCGAGCTGCTCGCTAAACCACATCAGCGCGGCGCGCATTGCTTCCTCAACGGTCAGGTCATCAGGCCCGTTCAGTGCGTGCAGGTAAGCACCCGCCATACCCTTCACGATGTCGGTCATTGCTTGTCGTCCTCTAGGGCTTTGATTGCCTTCGCGTGCCACGCCGGATAGCCACCGGACACAGCGCATCCGTTCATCCACGTGACTGCCTCCTCCAGCGCCACACGCAGCCGCTCCGCGCGTGCTTCTGCGGCTTTGGCACGCTTCATTTGCGACAGACCAAACGCCGCCTCTTTTTCCGACAGTTTGCTATACGCAGCCACCTCACCCTCAAGGGCTTCGATGGTATCGGCGGACTGCTTCAACTCATTGGCTGCGGCAAGGGCTTCCTCAACGAGAAGGTTGCTCTGGTTGCTCCAGTCCCGGTCCCCGTCTGTGCTCAGGATCACTGCCGCTGCAAGTCGCAATTTCTGCACGATGTCACTGCTCATTCGCTGCCCTCCTTTGCGATTAACTGCAACCAGCGTATGCAGTCATTGATGGTATATTTTTCATCCCTGCCGCCGAGCGCGTAGCGGAAACAGGCAAAGCCAATACGGACGGAAAACTCTTTTGCACTCATCGCGCCGCCTCCGATTTGATAACTTCGCCTGGAAATTCTCCGTGATGCTTTAGCCCGCCCGCAATTCGAGCGGCTACCGCTTCCTCTTTGGTTTTGAACGAGCCGAGCCAGTGCTTCTTTCCATTGGCGTGGATCATCGCAATCCACCTATCCCGCTCCGGCCAATACTGGACACCTCTGACGCCAGTCTTATTCCGTCTGCTTATGCTGATGTTGGTGGAACTTTCCGTTCTGTTGCACAGCCTCAAATTGGCCCATCTATTATCTGTTTTGCACCTGTTGATGTGATCAACAACGTCCGTAGGCCATTCCCCCGTCATCAAGACAAAAACAACCCGGTGCGCCATGTAGGAACGCTTGTGGTGCGTCAACTGGATGTATCCAGTTGTCTTTGAAACGCTGCCGCAAGGTTTCCCAATCAGGTGGCGTCTACGATGGTCTTCCGCCTTCACACGAATGATGTGCCCGGTGTCAGGCTCGTATGTGAACGTCTCGCGCATAGACGCAATCACGCTTTGAGATAATGGTTTAACCTTCATTTGTCGGCTCCACGGAACTTTACGGGCTTGCCGCATCTGTAACAATGATGGGCACCTTGTTCGTGGGGCGATTGAGCAACCCTGACATACATTGACCCGCACTGAGACTGAAACTCTTGAACACGGTCGGGAAGGTGGACAGCAACCCACTCACACACCGCGCTCGCGTTAGTGTCGGCGGCGGGTGTAACGCAGAGGTCGTTCATACCTCCAGTGTAGTTGGAATGGACGGCAGGACTTGAACCTGCAACCCCGGAGGTAGAAGCTCCGTGCTCTATCCGTTGATCTACGTCCACATCGGCGGCGGGTGTGCTTCCAGGCTCACCACCAGCGGACCCGATGTCAAAATCCGCTTGTGGCTTTCCACCCGCCGCCTTGTCCACGCCATCGCTGGCAAGGATTTCGTCAAAAACACCTTCAATACTAATGCAGTCCCAATCATCGTGTGGGTAAGTCACGAAAGAGAAGTGATTGCGTAACGCTACAACAACAGCGCGGATGCCTGCGCGATTGGCTCTGACATGCTTTTCCTGAGGCTCAATATCGGGGCACTTGTCGTACTCATCCCAATAGGCGTCGTAGCGAATGACTTCCAAATCATCCAGCGTCATATCTCATCACTCCAAACTTCATATAAAATCAGCGCCATAAAGATCGGCCAAAACAACGCCCAGATCATGAGCGGCATTAGAATGTCGATAAGCCGGACGGGTGGCATTTCTTCACTGGGGACAGAGAGAACAGCCCAATACAGAAAGACTAGGCTTATGGGCATCCCGGCTAGGTAGATCAGGAATAGAGTTTCAATCATTGCGCCATTCTCATTTCTGCCCGCTCGTAGGCTTCCTGAGAGTTTCGCTCCCAAGCCACCATCTTTGCGTATTCCATTTCGATCCTGGCCTTGTTGGCTTCTGTTTTAGCGCGCACCATTTTCTTGATGTAATCGGCCCAAAAATCAGACGCCTTGACGTTTAGCTCTGCTTTGCTGACTGGCATGTCACCGAGCTGCGCCATGCGTTGAGAAAGGACTGCGCTTTTACCTTCCTCAAGAAGACGCGCAGCCGCATCTAAGTCAGCCCACTTCATCGCGGCTTCGCGGTAGATTTCTGATTGGGGGCGATTGTTGTTCATTTCGCTACCTGTCAGAACGGCAAGTCATCAACAGGATCGTGACCCGCGTCGAGCATTTCAGTCGTGACGGAGTTTCCCGACTTCATGGCGCGGTACTCTGGCGACTGCATGACGGTGGCTTTTAGCTTGTCCGATAGACGATCAAAGTCAGGCTGCGAGAAATCGTCTTTATCAAGCCAGACAAAGGTGGGCGGATTCACGATAGGCTCGACGTGCGTGCCCTTTGGTAGCTTCATCACACCCGCGACTTCACTTCTCACACCGTCCGGTTTTTCCTTGTGGGTGATTGAGATTAGGCAGGGCTGGCCAACAATCTTTCGAATATCAAAGCCACCAGGGCCGAAGTCTGTTTCTTTGAAAGCGACTCCACGCCATGTTTGCAAGTCACGGCGAAGGCCAGACTTTTCGTGCATTGACCACGTGTATTTTTTCCCAACCGTGAACGGCCTTCCGTCTGTCATCCTCTCTTCTGATTGCAATTCCCAAGTGACTAGGATTTGCCGCTTTTTGCTCAACTGTCCCTGGTAGTTCACTTCCTGAGTTCCAAGATCGACAACACGGCAACAAATTGCAACGTGTGATCCAACTGGGGCGGGGGCGAAATTGTTT